ATGTGAATCTCTTGCCCGAGATTCTGCCCATACTTGATAAATTTGACTACAGCCCGGTGCTGGATGACCAACGTGAGTATGCCACTTCTTTTGACTTTGCAGCAGTGTCTGAGAATCATTACAGTCACGTGCTGTGGCTCCGGACTCATCCAGCTGCTGGCCAGCCCATGGTGCTGCGTGATTATCAAGTGGAAATCATCAACAAGTTTCTGACCAATCCGCAGTGCATACAAGAAGTGGCCACAGGCGCAGGCAAGACCATTATCACAGCAGCCCTGAGTGATGCAGTCAGTGCCTATGGTCGCAGCATTGTGATTGTGCCCAACAAGAGTCTTGTGACGCAAACCGAGCAAGACTACATCAACATGGGACTGGATGTGGGTGTGTATTTTGGCGATCGCAAAGAATACAATCGTCAGCATACCATATGCACCTGGCAAAGTCTCAACAACATGATGAAGCTGACCAAGACTGGCGAAGCAGAAATAACCATTCATGAATTTATACAAGATGTGGTGTGTGTGATTGTGGACGAGGTTCACATGGCCAAGGCTGATGCACTCAAGACTCTGCTGACCGGAGCCATGAGTCAGATTCCCTTAAGATGGGGGCTGACCGGGACAGTGCCAAAAGAACTGTTTGAAAGCCAGGCCTTGTTGGTCAGTCTAGGACCAGTGGTCAGTCGACTCAGTGCCAGCACACTACAAGATGCAGGTGTACTGGCACAGTGCCATGTGAACATTGTGCAACTGGTGGATCATGTGGAATACGCTGACTATCAAAGCGAGCTCAAATACCTGCTGGAAGAGTCCGGACGACTGGACACCATGGCAGAACTGATACGTAGAGTAAACGAAACCGGCAACACTCTGGTACTGGTAGACAGGACCGAATGTGGACGACAACTGGTCGAACGCCTGGGAGACAAGGCAGTGTTTGTGTCAGGTGCTACCAAGTCAAAAACTCGCCAGGACGAATACAATCAGGTGGCCGATGCCACTGACAAGATCATTGTGGCCACTTATGGTGTGGCTGCTGTGGGTATCAACATACCACGCATCTTTAATCTTGTGCTGGTGGAGCCGGGCAAGAGCTTTGTGCGTGTGATACAGAGTATTGGACGCGGTATTAGAAAAGCCGAAGACAAGGACCATGTGGAAATCTGGGATATAACCAGCACATGCAAGTTTGCCAAGCGTCATCTGACCAAGCGCAAACAGTTCTACAAGGAAGCCCAGTACCCATTCTCAGCAGAGAAACTAGAGTGGATGAAGATCAAATAATGGTTGACTTTACAGCAAAAACACTGTATTATTAACACATGCGAATTTTAACACTTGACAACAAACCCTATGATCTAGATCATTTGCCCGACGAAGTAGATGACATGCGTTTTGCTATCCTGGACAACAGTAACCCACAAGATCCAGATTATCACTACATTCCTTTGATCTTTTTAGAAAGTTTCAGTGCACCTGCTCTGGTGCTGCAGATAGGCGATGCCAGAATCAAAATGCCCGTGGACTGGCAAATTCTAATAGGTGAACCTGATCTTGGCGACCTAGAAATGTTGCCCTTGACCAGTATCAATGATCGTGGTTTCAATGTGTTCCAGTTCAATCCTCTCAGCAGCTTTAGGCCCAGTTTTCCACCTATTGAGATCATTGACGTTTATCAAGAAGTGTCTTGGTATGCACCCAAACTCAAGAACGGACAGATGCTGTGTGTACCCATCAACGATGCTGAACAACCCGACTGTGTGTACTTTGTGAAAGACGTCAGCCGCAACTGCGAGATTGTGGACTACAATAAAGCATGGTAACTTATGGCCTACACAGAACCTGAAGTATTTCAAACAATCAATCGACTGGCCCGCCTGTACCTGGAAAGTTATCCTGAAGACTGCGAAGGACTAGAACGATTCCTGCGTTGGGCACATGTTCAGTACGGGTATCAGTATGGGTAGTCTTGTGCCTGATGTGCCCTTGATCTACGAGCGTGTGGATGGCACGGTGTACGCCAGACGTGTGGGCGAACTTGAGCGAACAGTGGTAGGCCATGATCATGATCCTAGAACCAGTGATGGCAGACCCTTGCGCGACCACATACAGGATGACAAAATGTGGGGCGAGATTCGGCGAACGGCCCAGACCAATCCCACTTTACAAGACGCTCTAGAACGTGCTATAATGATCTATCAACTGAGCAAGACCTCGTGACTGATCCTTTAAATTTTGTCAATGTCGCTAACGTTCCGGGACAGGATGTCTGGCAATATCTTGATGATAATTTTTTACATGTGTGCAGAGATAAATCTGTAGTGGAAATTGGGCCGTTTGACGGATGGATAAGTGAGAGAATCATGAACCATCAGCCTCGACAACTTACCCTGATCGAAGCAAGAAAACAATCAGTCGATCGGCTTCGATTAAATCCCAAATTAAAATCATGCAAGGTGTTGCTTGGAGATATGCATTATGATTTGAATCAAGTTGGGTATGTGGATGTGGCCATAGTCATGGGAGTGATTTATCATAGTCATGCACCGTTGCTGATGCTGGAAGAATTGATCAATCAGTGCAATCCTCAAAGCATCTTGCTTGACAACCCTGGACAAATTTTTAAATGGACTAAAGAATTGGTCAATGATCCGGGTATGCGACACACAGTTTCAGACAGAAAGACTTGTGGAATTGTGATAACAATCGATGAAGACATCATAGTAACAGCCATGACCAATCTTGGTTATCGATTGCATATGAAACAGATTTTGCCAGGAACTTTGAGTCAAAAAGTAGGATGCCCTATATATCAATTTGAAAGAATACATGGATAAACTACACATTTCAAACGAGATGCGCCAACTGGACGTCAAGAACAGAGGCTTCTATGATGAACTTGATTCAGATGAGCGCAAGAAATTCTCGACATTTTTAATGTTGCGCTGGGGTTCGGCAGTGGACGGTGCTCAGGAACTGCAAGAATATTATGTGCAAAGCTGCAATCACTATCTTAACAAACACTTTTTTGACATAGGCCGCCATCCAAAACTGCAATGGTTGTGTGCTACTGCAATGAGTCCAGGCATGGGCACAATGCGGCATCCCTGGATTGCCCCCAAGAAAAAAACTGCAGGACTCAGTGCCAAGCGCCGAGCCTTGATGGAAATATATCCAACCTACAAGGATGACGAGATTGATGTGATGGCCCAATTGGTCACACAAAAAGAACTAGACGCATACAATCGAGACTCGGGTAATACCACAAAGTAATCAGCATGACCCATGTGTGTGAATACTGCAAAAAAGAGTTTGTGAGGGAGACCTCTATTCAAGCGCACATGTGTGAACCCAAACGTCGGCGTCGCGAGCGTGACGAGCCGGGGCCAAGACTGGGATTTCAAGCCTACATTCGCTTTTATGAAAGCATGTCAGGCTCGGCCAGAAACAAGTCACACGATACCTTTTGTGAAAGCAGTTACTATCGTGCGTTTGTGAAGTTTGGGCACTACTGTGTGAACACTCGAGTGATCAATCCGGAAAGATTCATGGCCTGGCTGTTGAAGAACAATCGCAAGATTGATCACTGGTGCAGTGACAAGGTGTACACAGAGTACCTGGTGGATCATCTAAAGGTAGAAGCAGTGGATGATGCACTTGCACGAGCCATAGAGTTTGGTATAGACTGGTCAGAAAAAAACGCCAGCCCTGCACATGATTGCATGCGGTATGGCAATGCCAATGTGTTGTGCTATGCTGTAACAGCAGGTAGAATAAGTGCCTGGGTAATTTACAATAGTGAATCGGGGCAGAAGTTTCTGAGTGAACTAGATGCCACACAGGTCAGCATGATATGGCCCTACATTGACAGCGATGCCTGGCAAAAACAATTTCAGGATAGACCCCAGGATCAGGCCTATGCCAAGAACATTTTGAAACAAGCAGGATGGTAACATAATGATCACCAGCGTTTACCCCACAAGTACATGGGTCACAACATCCAACCCTGTTGGACCATACATCAGTCCTGGTGCTGCCAGTGCAGGCATGTTACGATACCACAACAATCAAACACAGGTGTATGATGGTAACGCCTGGCTTACTATGGGCGGCGGATCCAGTGTGGGCCTTACTCCCAATGCTGAAGAAGCACTGGCCTGGGCATGGCTAAAGATGGCACAAGAGAACGCAGCCCAGGACCTGGCACAAAAGCATCCGGCTGTGGCCGATGCACTGGATGCTGTGCGTCTAGCTGAACAGCAATTGAAAACCGTTGTGGCCTTGTGTACAGTATGAGCGCAGACATTGACATTGACTTTGCTGATCGCGAACATATACTGAAATTGATTCAGCACACCCCTGCACGGCAGATCACAGATGGTAGACCTAGACGTCACAATTCAGGAGTGTATGTCACAGACATTCCACAAGATCCTGTGAATCACTGTGCTGCCATAGACTACGAGTCAGCAGAAGTTCGTGGCTACTTCAAACTGGATTTCTTGAACATGAGTGTGTATCAGTTGATTCAGAGTCCCGAACACTACGACGCTGTGCTTGCGGCCACACCACCCTGGACCAGACTATGGCAAGATCCTGAATGGGCCAAGCAGTTGGTTCACGTGGGCAATTATGGACACTTGCTGGCGACCATGAGACCTGACAGCATACCTAGAATGGCTGCATTTATATCAATCATACGCCCGGGCAAGGCACACCTACAGGGGTTGGATTGGCCCACGGTGTTTGGTTCAGTCTGGGATGGTGATGCCAGTCGCGGATACACATTCAAAAAAGCACATGCTCTAGGTTATGCGGCTCTGGTAGCCTTGCATATGAATCTGTTAGTCTAGGCGTCTCACAAGAGTAATTGATTTGCGTTTGCCTTTTCTACGAGCAATGTCATTGAGGCTGCACACAGGACCGTGCAAGATTTCCAGATCTTTGTTGACAAATGTGCGGAGGCACAGACGAAATTCATCCCATTCTCCACGCAGGAATATGTTGAT